AAAGCGGCACAGATAGAGAATCAGCGTCAGCTTGCCCTCTCTGCTGCTCAGCAGGAGATTGTCTCTGAGGAGGAGAAGCAGAGGAACCTGTGGGCGATCAATGAGGAGTACGACCACATGTATGATGAGCTGCTCAACGAGAGAACCCGGAGAGAGCTGGAGGAGATTGAGAAGCGGTATGAGCAGAAGATTCTCCAGGCAGAGGTCGAGAATGGTCCTGATGGTGAGCTGGAGGTGTTGCGTCTCAGGATGGAAGAGAAGCAGGCTATGCTCGAAGCTGCTCAGCAGATGGAGGGAGAGACCATCGAGGAGTTCAATATGAGAAAGCTTCAGATGGAGCAGGATTTCCAGAAGGCGAAGAAGGCTCTGGCTGATGGAGAGGTCAAGGTCGAGACGGGTAAGGCGAAAGCTATTGCCAGCGTCTATGGTGGTCTGTCGAAGGTCGTTGGTGCTTTCGCTGATGAGAATGAGGAGCTGGCGAAGTTGTCGAAGGTGTTGGCATTGGGAGAGATTGCCATCAATACGGGTACGGCTATCGCGAAGGGTGTCAGTCAGGCCCAGAGTGTTCCCTATCCTGCGAACTTGGCGGCTATCGCTACCACGGTGGCCACGGTGTTGTCGAATATCGCCACGGCTATCAGCACGGTGAAGAGTGCGAAGTTCGCCACAGGTGGTGCTGTCGAAGGTGAGGGAACTGAGACATCGGATAGTATTCCGGCGATGCTGAGTAATGGTGAGAGTGTTCTGACGGCTGCTGCCACGAGGATGTTCGCCCCTGCCCTGAGTGCTTTCAATCAGATGGGTGGTGGTGTGCCTATCACGGTACAGAATAATGGTACCCAGATGGGTGAGGAGTTCCTGGCGAATGCTGTGGCGAAGGGTATGTCTATGGCCCCGCGTCCTGTGGTATCCGTGGAAGAGATTCGAGATGTGGAGAGCCGTCTGGATGTTATTGAGGATTTAAGCACGATATAGTATGAAGCAGTATGATGTTCTGAAAGTTGCTGAGAGTGTCCTGAGGATGCTATCGAAGAATGGTGTCGATGTGAAGGATGTCGAGCATCTGGCGATGTATGAGGATTTGAAGAGATTGGAGAGGGAGGGTCATAAGAAGACCTACATCGTCCATTATCTCGGAGAGCAGTATAAAGCTCCACCTGCGACGATCTATCGCGTCGAGAAGAGGATGGAGAGAGAGATGAAATGATTACCATTATAGTTATGATTCTGGGGCGTCGGGGCTGTGAAGTTCTGGCGCCTTTATCATTTGGTGATAGTAGAAAAATGGCTGGTATTAAAGAATTTCGGAAAAAGTTTCGCTAAATTTGCAACGGTAATTTAAAGAAATTCTTTATATGGCGATTCTGAAATTGTACAATGACATCCAGACGGAGAGCGAAAAGAATCTTTGTCAATGGTTTGGAGAGGCCGAAGGGGTCTGCTTCAAGGACATCGATGAGTTCGTGGAACAGATGGATAAGGATGATAACTCGATTGAGTTGCACATCTTTTGTGATGGTGGGTCTGTCATGGAGGGCTGGGCTATCTATGATAAGCTGAGGGCCACGGGTAAGGAGATTACTTCTATCGTGGAGGGTAAGGCTGCATCGATGGCTACGGTGGTGATGATGGCTGCACCGAAGGAGAGGAGAAAGGCGTATAAGAGTGCGCAGGTATGTGTTCACAACCCGTGGGTTCCTGGCTATTCTCTGGGTGACCAGATGACGGCTGACGATCTGCAGAAGGCCGCCAATAATTTGAAGGCTCAGCAGGAGAAGATTCTGGACTTGTATGTCGAGAGATGTGGCTGTGACAGGGAGAAGATGCAGGCCTTGATGGATGAGGATAAGTACATCAATGCTGATGAGGCAAAGGAACTGGGTATCATCGGAGAAATTATCGCACCGGCTTCAGCCAAGAAGGGCGGTGTTATGTTTAATCAAAATAAATCAAGTAAAATGGCAGAAATTAAGGATGAGAAGGTGGAGGTGAAGGCCTCTATCTGGAAGAAGATGCTTGCCAAGTTGGGTATCGAGAAGGCCGAGGACTTGGAGAGTGATGAGGTGAAGGGTATGGACCTTTCCACTGCTGATGGCGGTACGCTGACTGTCGAGCGTGAAGAGGGTGACCCTCAGGTTGGGGATAAGGCAAGCCCCGACGGTGAGCATGAGATGCCCGATGGTTCTACTATCGTGGTGAAGGATGGTGTTATCACCGAGATTAAGCCTAAGGAAGGCGAAGGAGGTGGTGGTGATGAAGATGGCAAGGATGATAAGGATGCTGAGATTCAGTCCTTGAAGGACGAGGTCGCAGATCTGAAATCGAAGTTGCAGGTCGCTGAGTCGAAGGCTAAGACCGTCGATGAGTTGCGCATCCTCAATGCGGTGAAGATTGCTGGAGGTGAGAAGGCTCTTGCAAAGTTGTCATCAACATATAAGCCCGACGGCCGTAAGGTTGATGGCGCCCGTGCCTCTGGTGCTGCTCAGGATGGTGGTGGTAGTGATGTGAAGTCACCCATGGCCGAAGAGTTGGAGGCCCGTAGAAACGGCACCTACAAAGCGAAGAAGTAGAGTATTAACTTTTTAATCAAGAAAAGAAATGAGTGTACAGAAGTTTTTTCAGAACATTTCGGTGAATCCCAAGGATGTCACCGATTTGAAGGATTTGATTCCTCTTTCCATTGACCAGGATGAGGACTTTCAGCGTTTCGTAAACCTGAAGAAAGTGAAGAATGGCGACCCTGTCGCTTTCCTTGGCCTCGGTGATGAGGTAGGTATCGCTGGTTCGGGTTGTGACCCCGTATATCAGGAGTATGGTATTGCCAACAGCCAGAAGCGTTGGACTCTGGGTGATTGGCAGATTCCTCTGAAGATTTGTTATGAGTCTCTGCAGGCCACTATCGCAGAGTACACATTGAAGACCGGCACGGACATTGGTGACCTGACCTCTACGGAGTTCATGAGCTATATCCTTCGTCCTGCTCTGGAGCTTCAGATGAAGAGAATGATTTGGCGCTTCGGTTGGTTTGGTGATACTGCTGCTCAGAAGCAGGCCAATGGTGGTATCCTGACGGATGATGAAAACCTCCGCAAGGAGCTGTTCACCACCTGTGATGGTCTCTTCAAGCGTATCTTTGCCCAGTGTGCTACCAACAGCAAGCAGCGCACCACGATCGCTGCCAATGGAGAGGCAACCTTCAACGCTCAGCGTGCTGCCATGTTGCAGGGTGGTGTAGCTACCAATCTGGTCGATATGATGTTGATGGATGCTGATTCACGCATCACGAGCGATCCGGGTGCTGTCATTCTGATGACGAAGGCCATGGCTGATGCTCTGACCTATGACATCAAGCAGACCTATAAGCTGATTATGCCGTGGCAGACTGTCTTCCAGGGTCTGGATGTCGCAGAGTATAACGGTGTGAAGATTGCCCGTGTGTCTATCTGGGACCGTATGATTATGGCCTATGAGCATGTCGTGGCAGAGGCTGCTGGTCAGGTTCCTGCTCAGGATAAGCCCAATAAGCCTTTCCGTATGGTTTATGCCAACACCAACACCCAGCTGCAGATTGGTACTGAGTCGGGTGGTCTGTTGGAAGACCTCGACATCTGGTTTGATAAGAAGGAGCGTCGGAACTACATCTATGCCACCGGTAAGATTGGCACCCAGATTCTGGAGGATGACATGTTCCACGCTGCATATTAACCCTTTAAAGAAGAGAAGAATATGAGCCAGTGTGAAAAATTGATTAAGGCGGACATCGTACAGGATTGCGAGAGTCCTATTGTGAGTGGTCTGGAGCCTGATGGTATCATCATCAACCGTGAGGACATCGAGTTCTCTGAGACGGTATTCGACCAGGTGAACAAGAATATCATCAAGACGCTGATATTGAAGACTGGTAAGAAGGGATTCAATGTCGTGCAGACGGGTAACACACCCTTCAGCGGCGCCAAGACGGATATGGTTGTCGGTACATACCGCAACAAGTTTACGAATGAGATACCCATCGCTGTTCTGGACAATGGTCCTGAGGTGTGTGAGAATGTCATCGATGGCCTGGCCAACGGCACATTCGTTCTCATCCTGAAGAACAGACACAAGGGTACTGATGGTAAGGCCGAGTACCAGGTCTATGGATATTATCAGGGTTTGAAGGCTTCGGCTCTCACCAATGAGAAGTATTCTGAGGACACCGATGGCGGTTGGCTGGTCACTCTCCAGGAGACTGGTGCACCTAAGTCTGCTCTGTTCTATTTCAATACCAGCAGCGCCACGACTGCCACGCAGTATCAGACGTTGCTGACAGCTGCACAGTAAATGGAGCTGAGTGAGGCAAAGGCTCTTATCAATGAGTTGAAGGGTAGATTTGATTCTCCCTTCAACTCTACTGATAAGGAGAGTATCGAGAAGTTATACCTGGAAGTTTGCGGAAAGGTATTCATTCCGACATCGTGTCAGAATTGTTACCATGATGCGCTTCTGGAAGTTATCAATTATCTAAAAAATCACAAGACAATGGCTGAGAAGAGTAATTTCAGATTGAAGGCTGGTGCTATCATTCACAGCACGGCATTCATGAATGGTCAGGTGTTCACGAATGAGAACCTGACGGATGAGGTGGCAAAGGGCTACCTGAATAAATATCCTGCACAGATGGTGTTGTTCTCGAAGGTTCCTGAAGGATGGAAGCCCGGACAGAAGGAGGTTCCAACTCTTGAAGAGGCTCAGGAAATGAAGGAGAAGGCTGAGAAGGTGCTGAAGGGTGCTCTGACGAAAGTCGAGAACATTCAGAAGCAGGTTGGCGAGGCCAAGGATGCCAAAAAGAAGGAGAAGGCTGAGGAGGCCTTGAAGAAGGCAAAGGCCAGTGTGGATAAAGCCCAGAAAAATCTCAATGAGATTGATGAAATGATAGCAGAATTGTCATCTGAGGGCGCTGGAGAGTAATAACACTCAAACGGTGAGCTATGAATGTCAAGAATGCTAAGAAGCCTGAGCGTCGTATTGAGTCAAGGTACGAAACCAGGTTTAAGATGAAGTCGTATGGCCGTGATAATCTGTACCCGCAGAATATCATGGCCATTACGGGTGCTTCGGGCACTGCTGGTCTGTGTCTGGGCCGATATAAGAAGTTCGTGGAGGGTTTCGGTTTTCAGAATGAGAGTCTGAGTGAGCTGGTGGTGAACCGTTCAGGTGACACGCTGGACGATCTGCTGGAGCAGGTGGCCGATGACCTGACGCGCTTTGGTGGTCTGGCGTTGCATGTGAATTACAATGTGCTGGGTCAGGTGACGGAGGTCAACCACATGCCTTTTGAGCAGTGTAGGCTCGAGGAGCCTGATGATGCTGGCATCGTGGCGCATATCCTTCACCATGTGGATTGGAAGGGTGATGAGACGAAGGGCGGCAAGAAACAGCAGCTCACGGAGAAGTTCATCACTCGCTTTGATGTGTTCAATCCTGACCCCGATATTGTGATTTCTCAGATTGAGAGGTCTGGGGGTATCGACAGTTATCGTGGGCAGGTCCTCTGGTTGTCGATGGATGGAAAGTTTGTCTATCCGACACCGTTGTATGATTCTGCTGTCACGGAGATTAGTACCGATGAAGGTCTGGGGAATGTGAAGTACAGGAACGTGCGTAACAACTTCCTTGTGGCCTGTATGCTGATTGCGAAGAAGGGTGCACCGAAAATCAAAGAGGACTCGAATGGTGAGGGAATCTATGATAATGAGGGGAGGCCCGTCTATGAGGAGCGTCAGATGATTACGGATGAGGATTTGAAGGAGTTCCAGGGTGACACGAAGGGGTCTAAGATTCTGTATGTCGAGCTGGAGGATGATGAGGATAAGCCGGAGGTGGTGCAGTTCCCCGTCAGGAACTATGATAAGGAGTTCACGGCGACGGAGGCGAGTGTCACGGAGAGGATTTATGCTCAGTTCCACCAGGAGCTGTTCTATGCCATCCGCACGGGTAAGCTGGGCTTCTCTGGTCAGGTGATGACGGAGGCGTATGAGTATTATGCCGGAGAGGTCACCACGGAGCAGAGATTCATTGAGAGAGCGTTTGTGAGAGTCTTTGAGCATTGGTATGAGCAGAATGCGGTGTTCAATGATTTCAGTATTCAACCATTAAAGTATATATCAGCGAATGGACAATCAGGAGCAAGTTCAGGAACAGGTGCAGGAGGTTCAGGAACCAGCGCACCTGCTAACGGTTGAGGAGTTCCGTCAGTTGGCGCGCCCCACGTCGAAGCATGTCGATGTCGAGGAGGTGAAGGCCTTCATCCGAGAGGTAGAGGATATGACGATCATTCCGGCTTTCGGTCTGGATGTCTTTGAGAGATTGACGGGTGAAAAGCTGGATGACAATGAAAAAATCCTGCTG